AGCCGCATCACGAGGTCCTGGGTTTGGAGGCTTACTCCAGAACTCTTCTTACGTGCAGGCTAAGGCATCCGCTTCGGTAGCTTCCGAAGGTTTGTCTCAGACAGAGACAGATATTAAAGCAGACTTTTCTTTAAGAAAGAAGTTACAAGAGGAAGATAATAAGCTTCAGATGTTTAAGATGCGGATTCTACAGATGGAAATGCAGAAGCTGAAAATCGAAAGAGAAACTTTAGCACAAGAGTTTCGACTACAGGCAGCAAAAGAGCCTGCAGGTCCCGCTCGTCAGAACCTGATGGATCAAGCTAACGACATAAGCTCTGTTATGTTTGGCGATCAGGTTATGGACAATGTTTTAGGTTCTATCAAGACAATAATAGCAGCTCTCCCTGAGAGAGGCACCGCCCTAGTAGAACTTCTTAACGCCGAAGAGACTGAAGCTCTTACAGCTGCAAAACAAGTAGTCACGGACTTAGTAACAAAGGCCGCAGATCTAGAGCCTCTTACAGCAGGACTTAAAGATCTAGGCGATAGTGTTTATCAAAGTATGAGCGGAGCATTTCAGGCTATTGTTACAGGCACTCAAAGTGCAAAGCAAGCATTCTCGAGTATGGCAATGTCTATTTTAGCAGATCTAGCGTCAATGATTGCAAAGCAGATGGTCTTTTCGATGTTTTCAGGCACTGCATTTGGAGGCTTTATGGGCATACCAGGAGCAAGAACAGGCGGCATTATGTCAGACGGAGAGAAGGTTTCAGGATACGCCACAGGTGGAGTAGCAAGAGGCCCAGGCGCTGGATACCCTGCAGTATTGCACGGAACTGAAGCAGTTGTACCTCTTCCAAACGGACGCTCAATACCTGTAGAGATGCAGGGTGGAGGACAACAAACTAATAACGTAGTTGTTAATGTAAGCAGTAGTGGACAAACCAGTACAGAAGGTAGTACTGGCCCTGATATGGATAAGTTAGGCGGAGCCATTGCAGAAGCTGTACAAAAAGAACTACAAGCACAGAAACGATCAGGCGGTATATTGAACCCGTATGGAGTAGCATAATGGCAATAGGATTTACAGTAGGGGTTACACTTGTAACTCCCGATAAGATGTTATCGAGAGCTACACAACCAAAGGTTCGTTTAGCTTCTTTTGGAGATGGGTATGAGCAAAGACTACCAGACGGTATCAACACTCTGAAAGAAACCTTTAGCCTATCTTTCAACACTCGTACAAAAGAAGATATTGACGATATTGTAACTTTCTTTGATACAAATAGAGGTGTTATACCTTTTGACTTTACAATCCCAGACACAAATCAAGGCGGAGAGACAACTATTAAAGTAGTTTGTCCCACGTGGAATAAGGTATTTGACTATGGTGAATACTATAGCTGTACTGCAACTTTTAATAGAGTATATGAATAATGAGTGATATAATTGCATCAGATGTACAAGGCCATTATGTAGATAGCGGTCTTGTAACCCTATTTGAAATAGAGATAGACGGAGCATATGCGTACTTTCATGCAGGCCTCGATGAGGACTTAGATAACGTACAGTTCCTCGATAGAGACGGTAGCGCCATGAGAACCTACTTAGCTCTACCAATTTTAATTGATGGAATGGAGATCGCAGCAGATGGCGCCCAGTCCAGACCTACCATTACCATGGCAAACGTAACAAGTGTATTTAAAGATGCTCTTGGAGGTCTTACAAATGAAGACTTAATTGGTAAAACACTTGTTCGCCGACAGACTTTTCGAAAGTTTCTAAAAGATGGTGCTCAAGAAAATACCGTGACTAATCCAGTCACATTACCCACAGAGTTTCCTATTCGAGAGTATATTATTGATAGAATTAGTTCAGAGAATAATGTATCTATCAGTTTTGAACTAGCCTCTCCTTTTGATTTAGAAGGCATAACTTTACCACGAAGAGTAGTTGTAGGTAAGTACTGCAGTTGGGTTTATCAGGGCTTATCACAAAGCAATCCTGTTGGTGCCTGTAGTTGGAAGAAAAACGGAGAAATGGTAGTTTTAGATGGCCCTGGCGTTACTACAGCCCATCATTTTTATTTTACGCAAGACGATATACCTTTAGTACCTTTTGATACTACTGCACCTGCTTGGTCCTCTACCACTACTTATACACCTATTGATTATGTTACTCATTCTTTAAAAGTATTTGTATCTAAAACGAAAGACAATATTAATAATGAGCCAGGCGTAGAAGAAGATCAGTGGAGAGAAGTTTATTTATATACAGATTATAGTAGTTCAAAAACTGATTATGTTGCAGGAGATTACGTAAAATACGGAGCCACTTTAGACGAAGAAACAATATGGAGATACATAGCGCCTTCTTCTGCGACAAACCAAACTCCAGTAAATAAATCTATATATTGGGTTCGTGCTGACGTATGCGGTAAAGAGATCTCTTCGTGTAAGTGCAGATTTCAATCCATACCCATCGCTTCAGCAACAGCCGATCAACCTCCTAGAGGAGATAGAAACACACTTAATGTACTTCCTTTCGGGGCTTATCCAGGGAGTACAAAGTACAAGTGATCCAGTTTTTAGAAGAGATAGAACAACACTTTGAAAAATGGTATCCCAAAGAAGGTTGTGGGGTACTTGGAGTTGTTAAAGGCTCCTTAAAGTGGTTTCCTTGCGATAACGTAGCAGAAGGAGAAGAGGACTTTATAGTAGACTCTAGGCAGTATATTTCGATAGCGCAAAGATGCGACATAGTAGGAATTGTACACAGTCATCCAGATGCAAGCCCTGAACCGAGTAAGTGCGATGTAGATCAATGTAATACTCTTAAAATCCCTTATTATATCTTTAGCTATCCCGGGATGGAGCTTGTTAAACTTGATCCAGTACAGGAAGAAAAACCCTTAATGGGTAGAGACTATCAGTTTGGGGTTACAGATTGTTTAGAGGCAGGCATAGATTATTATAAGTCTATAGGGATACAACTACCTACAAGGGCATTATTCGAAGATGATTGGTGGGATAAGGGTTTAGACTATTTCACTGATGACTACATCAAAACATGGAATTTTCATAAAGTAGAGGACGGGACTATGAAAGAGAACGATCTACTTATTTTTAAAGTAATGGCGAATGTAGGAAACCATTGCGGAGTGTATTTAGGGGATGATATATTTTATCATCATGCAGTAAACAGACTATCTTGCAGAGAGAACGTATACCCTTTCTGGGTTAAGTATATAAGTGGAGTGTATCGCTATGGAGCGTAAAGTTTATCTAGTTGGAGATATTGGAGACAGATTTGGGCGAACTCATTCTGTACATGCCGATACCTACAGCGACGTTATGAAGTGTATTGAGGCTAATAACCCTACACTCAAGAAATATCTTTTGGAGGCGCACGAAGCAGGTGTCGGATTCACATTAGAAATAGAGGGTAAGTCAGAGGAACACGAAGAAGACTTACTACTCCCTATCAAGCCAGGAGACATTACGATCTCTGCTATTCCTGCAGGCTCAAAGAGTGGCGGAGCTAAGATATTTGCAGCACTTGTTCTTGCCTTTTTTGTTCTTCCTATGATTGGGGCAGGAAGTTTTGTAGGTCCGGGAATGACAACTATGGAAGGGATAGGAGCTGCGATGGCAACTACAGCAGGAAAAGTCACATCTTGCTTTTTTTGTTCTTCCTATGATTGGGGCAGGAAGTTTTGTAGGTCCGGGAATGACAACTATGGAAGGGATAGGAGCTGCGATGGCAACTACAGCAGGAAAAGCCACAGCAATGCTCGCCCTTAATCTGGCAATGACAGGTATGCAGCAGCTAATGGCTCCAGACCCTTCAGTAGACGAAGGACCAGAAAACTACTTATTTAATGGCTCAGGGCAAAATATACAAGAGGGAGATCCGGTTCCTTTACTTTATGGAGAACTGAGAGTACCAGGAAGGCCGGTATCTGTGTATATTAGATCTGGGCAACCTATGCTTAACTACGATTATGTTACGCTAAATGGTGACATATCACATTTATCGTCAGAACCGACTAATGAAGAACCCTTCAAGATATCAAGAATAGCGTAAGGAGCACATAAAAAATGAAAAGATTTCAAGATAGTCTAATAGACCTTGACACTACCGCAGGTACTGACGGGTTTGATAGTGGCGGTGTCGGCAAAACTAGTCAGTCAATATCTGTTACAGATATAATATCAGAAGGCCCTATTCATGGTCTTCTTGCGGGGGCTGCTTCTATCTACCTTAATGATGACAGAGCCCAGCCTCTTGAGTATGCTGTCGAGACTTACGCTCGTACAGCTGCGACAGTGTTACTAACCCAGGACCAGACCGCAGCTTCTTTCGTAGGACTATTAGAGGAGACAACTCGCAACCCTCTGGAACCCGCACTAAAGCAAATACTTGTTAGATCTGGCTGGGGAAGCACTACGGTGACCCTTTCTCAAGGATCTCCTAACGAGTATAGAACTAGTAGACTTAATCACCTTACTACAACAGAACCAGGGTTTTTTCAAGAAGGGATGGTTACTACTGCTGCTCAAAGGGCCTCCACTACTGAATCTATTACCAAATTTTCTCCTGCAAGACTTTATGGGTCTGCTAATGAAGGTTT